ACTAGCAACCACTTGCACCAGCTCTTGACGCTCGTCAAAGTTGACTTTTTGCTGGCTGAAAATGTCGCTGTATTCAGCGGCGTTCCAGTCGCCCAAGGTCAACGTGACTTGCGAGAAGCCGACGTTCAAGGGGGTGACATCAGTTTGGGGAATGCGGGGAGTGGCAACGCCACGGCCCACTTTGGGGAACTTAACGGTTGAACCTTCTACACCACGACGCGCACGGACAGCGCCCACCAATTGGGCTTTGCCCTGGTAGGCCTGCTTGACCTCTGCGTCGAACAGCGTAACAAAGGCGTTAGATAAAGACACGCTCATTTTGTTTACCTCATTCGGTTGTTGATCAGGGTTTATCGCCTCGGTGAGCCAGTTACCTGGGCCGATTGCTTGCTAATAACGTTAGCCATTCGTCAGCATCTCGCTGCGGTCAGGGTCGCTTGCGCGGTAGGCCTTATAAAGAATTGTAATTCAATTTGTACAAAACGCAATAGGTCAAAAAAAACCCCGCCGAAGCGGGGCGAGGAGGAGCGCCTCTCAGCGCACCCTTGGAGAATCAGTTGGCAAACTGAGCAAAGGCTCGCTCGACCTTTTGTCGGAAAGCCGGGTCACTCTTGTAACGCGGGTCCGCGACCATTTGGTACAGCTCATCCTTGCTGGGGGCCCCCTCGGTCGGGGCGACCTCTAGCGGGATGCGGCCTTCGTAGGCTTCGCGCATCTTCATCAGCGCACGCATACCCTTGGCCGTACCGCCCATAACCTTGAACTCTTCAAAATCATCGGCTCCCCATACGCCCTTCTGGACCAGTCCACGCGCCCAGCCAACCATGCCGTTAATCACAGCGGAGGCATTGGGCCCAAGCTCTTTCATCTCAACCTGGGGATCAATAGCCGGCTCTGCACCCAGCTCGTTGACCTGCTGGGCCAGCTCATCAAAGGCTGCTTGGCTGACGCCCCACTTTTGCGCCCAGTTGATGTATCCCTTGGCCAAGGGGTCCTGCTCGATGTCGCCCGCCCAGGCAATAGAGCTGGTGTCGTATTTGCCATCCTCTGGGGCCTTGTGCTTCCCAGAGCTGACCATCTTGCGCATATCGCTCCAGCTTTTGGCCATGGCCTCCATGTTGGCCTCGCCCTTTTCCTGGCTCCAGAAATTCTCTGGCAGCCAATCTGGCCGCTCTTTGGGCGTGCCAGGTATCTGACCTGGCTCAAGGGCTGCGCCCTCATCTTTGTGATTGATATCCGCGGCCTGTGGATTTTGCTCTGCTTGTGAGGTTTCGTCTTCGATTGTCACACTGTCCAATAGGCCAGCGTTACCGCCGGGTTGGTCGTTGGTGTCTTCGGTCATAATTTCCTTGCTTGGTTAATCCGCGCCTCGATATCCCGAATCACGTTTCGCTGCCCTTCAGCAAAGAACGCATGAGACGGGTCTGTGCCCGGCACGGCGATAGGCACATTTACATAGATAGCTTTTAACCACTCAAGCAAAGCGGCGCCATCTTTAGAAGTAAACACGCGAAGACACAGCCTGGCCAGGTCCTCGCGTTTTTGGTCAACCTTGCGGCGATCGGCTGGGTCACCGATAGCGTCTAACTCATCCCAGCTCATGCCATACCGCCCTGCGCTTCAGCACCCTGGGCCGCCTGCATCTGTGCCTGCATGGCCATCTGCTGCGCTTGCTGCTGCTGTTGCTGCTCGATCATAAATGCACGCTCCGCTGCGCTGTTGCGCAAAGCAGCCGGCACCCCGAGCTTCTCACCCAGGTAATCGATCATGTCGCCATACTTGACGGCGACAGCGCCCTCGGCTCCCATCTGCGCGCTCATCTGAGCAAACTGCAGGGCTGCGTTGACTTCGTCCATCGCCTGTGCGTTAGCAAGCGGCGACTGAGCGGTGACCTTAACTTCTAGGCCATTGACTCGCAATGGCAAATCAATCATGCCGCGCTCATCCATGACTTCCAAAATCTTGGTCACGATTGGAATCATGGTCTCGTTGATCAAGCGGCCAAACGCGCTGCCAAGGTTTTGAGACAGCTCCTTCATGCGCTCGACAATCTCAGTAGCAGACCTGGCGCTCATATTCTCCGGAGGCAAAGACTCATCCAGCAAAATACGTTTGACGTTGCTGCGCAGGTCGTTGATCACCAGCTGGCTCACGTTAAAGTCACCAGATCGCGGCAGCGCCTGCAGGCTTGGGCCCTGTGGTCCACCGTTGCGCGCGACAGGGATGATGCCGCCAGGGACAATCTTGACCGTGTTGGGGTTTAGCACGCCATCATCGGCTGCCGTGTAGACACCCGCCACTGCCAGGCTGGCGTTTTTCAACAGCAGCTCAATGGTTTTGTTTAACGTCTTAATGTCTGGCAGCGCAGTCATAAGCGGACCGCGGCCATAGATTTCGCCGGCAACCTTCATGTATCGAGACACAACCCAGGGGCTGGTCTTCATGCGACGATACACAATCTCATGCTTGCTGTGCTTATCGATAACGTGGTAGCAATAGTCACCGCGGCGGTGATCGTTGATGGTGGCCTCAAGCAGCTCGATGTCTTCTGTTGGCTTGTCTGCAATACGGCGCTTTAGGTCGTCGCTTAGTTCAGCGTCTGGCCACTGGCGGGCAATGCTTTCGCCCTTGATGCGCATCTTGCGGTAGACATTATCGACTTGGCCATTGGCTCCCTCTTCGTAGCTGACC